CGCTCGTCGGCGGGCCCGAGCTCGCCGCCGGCGACGTCCTCGAGCTCCCGGGCGCGTGCCCGGCCGTGCCGCCGCTTGTGCTCGTCATGCCGGCGCCGGCGCCCGCGGCGCCCGTCGACCTGGCGCCGGTCCTGGCGGAGCTGGCGCGCCTCGAGGGAAAGGTCGATCACGTCGACGCCGAGGCCGCCGCGTTTCGCGACGAGCTCCGCAGCGTGTGGAAATCGTTGGTCAAACAATTGCCGGTGATCTTGCCCATCATCGGCGGCGTGTTAGCAGGACGCGCCACAAAATAGATCCGGAGCTCCCGACAGAGCGCCAGACCGCGCCGGCGGCCGCCGACCCGCCCGGCGTGGCGCGACTGTCATACGCCGAATGCTCGCTGATCTCGAGCGCGTTGGCGTACTACCGCCAAGATCACTACCGGCCCGCGTGGACTGACGCCGAGCGCGCCGCCTTCGAATCCGCCGAGAGCAAAATCAAACACGCCCGCCGCTCGTTTTATGGCGCCTGGCCGCCGTCGCCGAGCTGATCCTCGAGCGTGACGACCAGGCGGCCGACCGAGTCACCCTCGGGCCCGCCGTAGACCGGGACGCAACACGGGACCGCATATCGACCCGCCCGAAAATCCCGCATGACGCCGGCGAGCAGCTCGGCGGCCTCGCCTCCAAACCCGTGCCCGAGGTCGAAATCGAGCTCGAGCTCGAGGACGATGCGCGCGTGTTGCATTACTTACCCGCCAGGCCGGACGCCAGGCGGCGCAACACGTCCTCGAGGGAGAACCGAACACTACTCGCCGTGACGGTGAATTTCGGCGCCAGGTTCGGCGCGATGTCGATCTCGGAAATGTCGACGGTTTGGATCACGAGGGTTTCATGGATCGCGGGCGAGTCGAGGTCGATCGTGACCGGCTTACCGCTCTTGGTTTTGACGTCGCGCGTGGCGTACGTGCACGTGACGACGGGTTTCGCGAATAGCGCGAGGTCCGCGTCACAGAGGGCCTCGAGCGAGTCGATCCCGCGGCGCTCGTCGACGATCCGGTGTTCGATGATCCCGTACAGGTCCTGCGCGATCAGGTCGTCGCGTTGAACCCAGATGTTGACCGGCGCGCCGCGTATGAGGTCGAGATCGAGGCCGGTGACGCCGGTGAGCGCCGGCGCCGCGGTGACCGTCGAGTTATATGCGATCGCCGCAATGATCGACCCGACGCCGCTCGGCGGAATGCCGGTGAGCGCCGTGCTCGAGCGGCCGGTGTACCGGATGAGGATTTGCCCGTTGCCAATCACGGCCCATCCCCCGGCGTCGTCGAACGCGCCGAGGCCGGCGACGATCAACGACGTCTCGCCCGGGTTGACCTGGCCGGCCGGTTGCGGAAGGCCCGACGTATCGGAGCTCGGCGCGTCGGCCCCGAGCGACCCGTCGGCCGTGCTGTCGGTGTAGGTGGTCCCGGTGTTGTTGGCGATCGTCGTGACGAGCTTGAGCGTCGAGCCGCCGGCCGTCGTGCGGTACACCTTGCGCGCGGTGACCGTCGCCGCGCCGATCGGAATATTCGTGAGCGAGACTTGATTCGCCGTCGCCGTGTTCGAGCCGGGTGCATTCGCGCCGAGGCTCGCGTCGGCGCTCGTGTCGTTGTACGTGGTCGTCGAGTTGTCGCCGATCGTCGTGAGGAGCTTAAGCGTCGAGCCGCCCGCGGCCGTGCGGTACACCTTACGCGACGTGACGGTCGCGTCGCCGGTCGGAATATTCGTGAGCGCGACCGTGCTCAGCGTGGCGCCGGCGCCGAGCGTGGCGCCGAGGCTCGCGTCGGCCGTCGTGTCGCTGTACGTTGTCGTGCTGTTGTTGCTGATCGTGGTAAGGAGCTTGTATGTCGACCCGCCCGCGGCCGTCCGGTACACCTTGCGGGCGGTGGTACCCGCGGGCCCGGTCGGAATGCTCGAGAGCGCGACGGTTTGCTCGTTCGTCGTGTTGCTCGTCGGAATGTTGATCGTCGGTGTCGTCGTGTTGTCTGTAAAGGTCGTCGTCGAATTGTCGCTGATCGTCCCGACGCGCTTGTATTGCGCGTACCCGTCGGACGAGTCGGCGCGGTAGATTCGGCGCCCGGTGACGCGCGAGCCGCCCGTCGGAATACTCGTGAGGCTCACGTTATCGAACCCGGTCGTATTCGAGCTCGGCGCCGTCGCGCCGTCGCTCGCGCCCGTGTCGGTCCATGAGGTCGTTGTCGTGTCGTTGATCGTGTGGACGAGTTTGTACGCGCTCGAGGCCGGCGGGCCCGCGCCGATGTTCGTCGTGGCGCGGTAGATTTTCCGGCCGGTGATGCGCGCGTCGGCGAACACGCCGCCGGCGATCCCGGCGACGATAACCGCATTGTTTGGACTGTTGACCGTGACGCCGGCGGCGGATCCGATGAGCGACTCGCCGGCGGCCGTCGTGACGGACCAGGCGTAGTAATAATCTTTCGCTTGCGTGAGCGACCCGCCCGTCGTCGCGCTCGGTGCCGGCGGCCCGTTGGCGGAGACGGTCGAGATCGAGACGGCCCCGGTGATGGTCCCGCCGTCTGTCTCGCCGCCCGACGTTTGAAACGTGACGCGGTATTTATACGTGACGGTGTTCGGGAGGGCCGATCCCGAAAAGGCCTCGGCCGCGGACGGCGCGCCAGGCGTCGAGAGCGCGGCGTTTGCCGTGATGGTCGACGAGTCGGGCCCGGCCGGTGTCTCGCCGCTCGCTTGCACGTACGTCACGGTGTACTTGTGCGTCCCGCCGTCGACGGCGCCGCCTGGCGTCGGCGTGCCCACGGTCGGCGCCGAGCTCGGCGGCGAGGCCGCGGCGCCGCCGGTGGTGACCGGCGAGCAGCTCGGGCCCGGCGTGGTTTCCCCGGAGGCCGTGACGAACGTGACGGCGTACTCGTGCGCGCCGGCGTCGACGCTCCCGCCCGACGCGAGCGCGCGATCGGGCGCCGTCCCGGGCGCCGGCGTATGGCCGACCGAAATCGCCGTGCGCGGACTCGCGAGCGACTCGCCGGCGCCGGTGACAAACGTGACGCCGTACTCGTGATCGCCGGTCGTCACGCCGGCCCCGGCGGCGAGTGCCGCGGTAACCGCGCCGCTCGGCGCGGCGCCCGGGCCGACCAGGCCGCCGCCGCCCCCGAGCTGGACGCCGGTGTATTCGAGCCGTTGCGTGTCGGTGATCGCGCGGCCGCCGAGCGGGTCGAACATGGTCGCATCTGCCAGCGGGATCACGTCCTCGCCGGCCGGGACCTCGTACAACGTGCCCTCGCCGTGCCCCTTGCCGTACACGCGGGTTCGCATTTGCGACGGATCGCGCGTCACACTGATCGGCGGATCGTCGAGCGGCCGGTGATCGGCGTCGACCGGGTCCGGCGTTTCGTCGGCCTCCTCGGTGAACAAATGCAAATCGCCGTCGAACCAGTAGAAATAGCCGCCGATCAATTTCGCGATTTGGGAGAGCGCGCCGTTCATCCCCTCGGACCCGTCGAGGTTCAGCGTGATCGCCGGGAGGTCGGCTTGCACGTGGGTCGCGGTGAAATCGGGCGCGAAATCGGCGACGAGCTCCGCGGCGACGTCGCTCGCCGAGACGTTGCTCCACGATCCGAACGGGAGCCGCGCGTTTGTGAGCCGTTGGTCGTCGATCGACGCCGCTTGCCAGACAACCCGCGCCGGCTTGCCCTCGTACGATTCGTTGATTTGATCGTGTGTCCCGTTGAACAGGAGGCGCGCCGGCGAGCCGCCGTCGTCGATCGTGACGCGGATCGGTTGGTCGACGACCGGCCGCTCGGTTTGCATCGTCATCCGACACGTGTTCGGCGCGTCGTTGAGCTCGTCGTGTATTTGGACGGACCCGCGGCGCACACGGCCGCGGGCCTCCTCGCCGGCGATCAGGATGCTCACTTCGTACATGGTGGTTAGGAGGCGATCTTGCGCCCGGCGAGAACCGAGCGCGTCAGATGGTCGGCGACCCGGCGCGCGATGTTCGACTCGGTATCGACGATTTGGAATGAGTTGTAGACGGTGACGTTACCGCCGCCGAGGCCGCGGCCGCCCGGGATCACGTCGGTGCCCGCCGGGAGGTTTACGAGGGCCTCGTCCTTGTGCACGATCGCCAGGCCGCCGGCGAAATTCTCGACGCCGCCGGCGAAATGCGGGACGCCGATATGTGCGCCTTTCCCCGCGGCGAGCGAGGCGGCCTCGCCGAGCGTGTAGCCGGCCGACAGGTACCCGGCGACGACCGGATCGACGTTGGCGCCGGCGCCGCCCGGGAGCGCGACGGACCCGCCGAGCGCTTTCTGTTTCGATTTGTCCTGGCGCGCGTCGAGCTTGTCGAGCTCGTCGACGGCCTTACCCACGGCGATCGTGATCGCCTCGCCGATCCCGTCGGCGGCGTTGCGTGCGGCCTCGGCGGCCGTGCGGAGCTTCTCGAGGTACGCCGGCGTGAAGTCTCCAATGCGCTCGAGCGCCGCTTTGTACGTGTTCTCGGCGTATACGGCCGTGTCCTCGAGCGCTTGTTTCGAATGCGCGGCGAGGTCGTTCCAATTGGCCGAGATCGCGCGGAGCTTCTCTTGTGCGACGAGGCCGAGCGCCGTATACGTCTCGACGGTGAGCGTCCCGGCCTTCGCCATGTTCGCGGCGGTCACGTCGAATTCCTTCACGATTTGCGCGATGCGTTGCTCGGTCGCGGTCCCGCCGCTTTGCACGCGGAGCGCGTCGTACTCCGACCAGAGTTTCGAGAGGGTCGTCGCGGTCGCCTCGGCCGACTTTTGCGCCTCGTCGGCGGCCTTCTTTTCGTCGGCGAGCGCGAGCGCGACCGCTTTGACCTCGGCGGCCGTGAGCCGGTACGCCGTCGCGACCTTGTCCTGTGCGACGCCAGCGGCGAGCGTGTTCTGTACGGACTCGACGACGACCAGGCCGAGGCGGTCGAGTGTCTCGTGATAGTCGCGGCCCGCCGAATTGACTTCGGCCATGGCGTCAGCGAATTTCTTTTCCGCGGCCTCGGCTTCGCGGTGCGTGTCGAGGTACCGCTTAACCGCGATCGAGGTCGTGTCGACGAGCTTCGCGATCTTGTCCTGTGCGACGCCGTACGATTGCAGCTCGAGGATCGAGGCCTTTTGCGTTTCGGATAACGGCGCCATCGCATCATCCCGCAACCGTTTGAGCTCATTCGCGAGCTCGTCGACCGGCGTGACCGTTTTCGCGATGGCCGCGGCGTGAAGCTCGACATCCTTCGCCGCCTGGCGGTGCACGCCGTTCGCCTCGTCGATCGCTTCGGACTCGATCGCGGTGTACTTCGCGCTCTCTTTCAGAACGGCGACGAACTTATCCCACACGCTAAACCCGACGGCGAGCGTCCCGGCGGTCGCCGTTTTCACGGCGTTACCGAATCGCGTCATCGCGTCGCCGGCCTCGTCGAGCCGCTTGATCGTGTCGCCGCTTATGACTTGCCCGAGCGCCTTTTGTTGCTCGATCAATCCGGCGAGGCCGTCTTTGTTGTCGCGCACGATCGCGATTACGGCCTTGCTCGTTTTGCCGAATAGGTCGTACCCGAGCTCGCTTTGGTGCGTGGCGTCGGTGAGGTTCCCGAGCGCGCCGGCGGTTTTGAAAACCAGATCGTCGACCGACAGGCCTTTGAGCTCGGACATTTTGATCCCGAGCCGGCCGAACGCGCCGGCCGTCGAGTCGTCGCCGGCGGCGACGCGCCGCGCGAGCTGGACGGCCGCGTTACTGATCGCTTCCATATCGACGCCGACCTCGCGCCCTTTGGCGCCGAGCGCTTGGAGCGCGTCGGTCGAGAGGCCGGATTCTTTCGAGAGGTCGTCGAGGTGCCCGGCGTAATTGATCGTCTCTTTCGCCAGGTTGACGAGGGCCTCGGCCGAGAGGGTGACCGCGGCGACGTTGAACGCGGCGACAAAGGCCGGGCCGAGCGGGCCGAGCGCTTGCTCGATTTGCCCGATCACGCCGACTTGCGCTTGAGCGGCTTCGGTGATCTTGGTGAGGCCGGGCGGGACGTCGACGCCCATTTTCCGCATTTTCTCGGCGGCCTCCTCGGCTTTCTTTCCGGCCTTCTCGAGCTCCGCGGCCGTGAGCGCCGAGATCCCGCCCGCGTGTTCGATCGCCGCCGTCATGAGCGTCGCTTGCTCGGCGATCCGGACGCCGGTGAAACTATTCGACATCCGGTTGAGCGAGGCGGCGACCTTTTCCGAGTCGGATTCGAAACTCGTGAGCGTGACTTTCGCGGCGATCACTTCGTTTCGGAAGTCTGAAAAATCCGCCGCGAATGTCCCGGTGATAGCCATGGTGATCCCCCGCTCTACAACGGAAACGTGTCGCTCGAGAGCTCGTCGGCGTCGGGCGCCGGCGTCGCCGCGCCAGGCGTCGGCCCGCCGAGCAGCTCGAGGAGTATCAAGTAATCATCGCGATCGAGGTCGCGGACCCATTCGACCCGCCAGCCACAGCGGATCGCAATGGCGAGATCGGAGCGGCGTCGCTCTCGCCAGCCTGGCCGTTTTTTTCCGCGGCTCGCTGTGTTTGCATACGCTCGTCGTGCCCTTGAATGGCGAGCTTGATTTCGCGGAAATCATCCGGGTCGAGGAGGTCGAGGATCGTGCTCAGCTCGTCGATCGACTTCCCGCGGATCTCGACCTTCTTTCCCTCGTCGTCGGTGAGGGTCCAGTCGATGAGGTACGACGTGACGAGGCCCATTCCTGTCTCGAGTGGGAGCACGTCGGTCGTACCCGCGCGACACATGCGCTCGAACGAGGCGCGCTCCTCGCCCCACGTGAGCCGCTTTTTCACGAGGAGGGAATCGCCATTACTGATCGCGAGGGTGACGAGGTCCGGTCGGACGAAACGACTTTTCGACATAGGTGCTATTGCTCCGGAGGTCCGAGTTTGGCGATCAGGCGATCGGGCGCGACGACGGTGACCTCGAGCACGGGCCAACACCAAAACCCGCCGCGCCGCGGCGCCGAGAAATACAGCGGCTTTTGTCGACATTGGAACCCGTCGACGCGCGAGGTCCGCGCGCGCAGCTCCCACGCCGGCCCGCTCGAGGCGCGCTCGCCTTTCTTTTTCTTCGGCGGCGGTCGTCGAAGAATGAGCCAGGCGCGTAAGGTCGCGGCGGGTCGATAACCCCAAAGGATTTCGCCCGCCGCGCCGCGGAGGGTGATCGCGTTGAACACGCGCGCCGCTTACGCCGCGTCGGCCAGGTTGAGCGACCAGAGGCCGCCGGCGACGAATGTTCCGGTGATAGCCGGCGCGCCGTCGACTTGGGTGTCGATATCGGCGTCGAGGTACGCGAGGCCTTGCCAGGCCGGGACAATCGCCGGACTGCCGACCTCGTCGTGAAGATTCGGAATGAGCTCGAGCGTCCCGGGATCGTCCTGATCGATCGCGCGAAACAACGTGATGTCCGACGAATTCCAGAACCCGGCGAAGCTCCCGGAAATATCTTTCATGCCCGGGACGTACACTTTGTTCGTGTCGTTGAAACAGGTCACGTTGACCTTGTCGGTTTTGAGCGACAGTTTCCACTTGTTGATCGAAATGAGATCCTCGAGCGCGGCGGGCGAACCCGTGCCCGCGGGATCCCATCGTACGGCGCCGTAACGTCCTGTCTTGATCATGGTGTCAACCCTCCAAAGCTCGATCGGTGATGAGGAAAATGATCGGTCGCGTGCCGGGGTTTCGTCTTACGGAATCGTCAAGGTACTCGAGTGGTCGACGAGCGCGCCCTCGATCGTTTCGCGGAGCGGGCCCGTCACGAGCTGCCATCCGGTGACGTCGGAGGCCGCGTCGATCGTGAACGTGATCCCCTCGCACCCCGTGAGGTCGACGCCGTCGGCTTGGAAATTCAGTTGCCCGAACCCGAATTCGCCGTCGCTGTGAAACTCTGAAAACGACGAGAGCGTGAGCGTCACGTCCGCGTGTGTGCCGGTGTTGCTCGAGCGCGCGGTGAGCGTCACATTTGCGAGCGCCGCCAGGCCGCCGGCGACGTTGAGCGGTTGATCGAACCACAGCCCGAACCCGATCGACTGATCGGTCGTCGCGGTGAATCCCGAGGCCGGATAGATCGCGACGATCTTCGGGCGCCGGTCGAGCGCGACTTTGATTTCGTAGCGCGCGCCGCGGTGAAACCATCGGATGTCCGGATCGACCTCGTCGACCTCGGTAATTCGCACGCGGCTCACGCGGCGAATGTGCATGAGCTCATAGCCCTCGATCTCGAGGTCGTCGGCCGACTCGAGGAGCTCGTCGATCCGTGCCGCGGCCTGGCGTACGTCGTTGCCGGTGCTCGCGAGCGCGACGGCCTTGACGAGGATCGTGAGCTCCTCGAGCGCGCGGCCGCCGAACACGTCGACGTCGTTGTGTTCGACGAGCGACACGATAACGAACCGTTTCGCGCCCGGCTTCGCGACGTCGACGTACACGCCGTTCGGCATGAGCCCGATCAGCGTGGAATCGCCGAGCAGCTTCGCGATCACGCCCTGCTCGACGGCCGACGCGTCCGGAATCGCGAGCGCCCACTCAGACATCGCCCGACACCTTGAGCCCCTTGCGCGCGATCATGGCCTTGAGCTGCTCGTACATTTCGCGGCGCCGGCGAATGACGACCGGAACAAACAGGTTGGCGGGAGGCTGGACCTCGCCGCGATTTGCGCCTAGCGCGTTGTGTCGAACTTGCGTCCCGTTTTCGAATAGCCAGGCGTGCGGCGCGGTCGACTTGATTTT